TGGCTCTCTTCGATTGCCCTCTGCCGTGCGTCATACTGTGCAGCCTCAACCAATGCGCGTTCCCTTAACTGCAATCGCTGTCTGTACTCCTCGTCAGAAAGTGCAAACGGGTCAGGCAGGTCCGGTACGTCGGGCTTTGCTTGAGTTGGAACCTTAGCTCTGAGCTCTTCTAGTTCCCGCTGGAGTTGCAGCTTTTCCTGCTCAATCGCCCTTTTCTCGGCGACCTTTACCCCTACGGTCTTGTTGAAGATCTCTTGCTGTTCCGGTGTAAACTGGACATGTTTTTCCTGGTCCTCACCAGTATCCGGTGCTGAGTCGGATTCCTCCTCCACCTCTGGAGTAGGGTCTTCAGATAGGATCACCTCCTCGTCTGTTTGATCGATATCGTAATCGTCTGAAATCAGCTCGCTCATACTAATGTCCCTTTGAAAGGTAAATGCCCTGAAAAGGTCAGGTGGCCTATAACCCCGAAATCGGGTAAACGCCCGGATAAGCTCCGGTGGGCTGTACTACAGTATACCACAACAGGTTGTGTCGACTTATATTCCTGGCTGTTGCTCCTGGTTTAGATATGCCGCGCCTCCCACGCCGAGCCCTCCAAGCATGAATGCTGAGTCCCTAAATTTCTTTCTAGCCTCAAGCCTTGCCTGATTACCCAGGAAAGCCCCCTTGGTAGGATCATCGTAAATTTCGTACGGAATACCTTTAGACTCTAAAAGCCTGAGAGTAGATTCTGGGGCATAGCTTGGCACTATAGCGCCAGAGAACTCATCAAAACCAACCTGCCGCATAGGCTTTGACTCAAAGTACCCTGTGGGCGCATTAGCTAATTCTGAAACAAAGTTATCCAGCTCAGGAATTAGCGATTCAGGCACGTTCTCGAACCCTTCTCGCTCTAAAGCTGCTCTTATTCCAATTTTAGGGGCATTGGACAAAGCAGTGCCCACATCGTTACGCATCTGCCACGCACCAGGCCACTTATAATAGGGCTCTAAGGCGTCATGCAAATCAAGGAGCTTGTTTTCGAATATCTCTTTGGTTCCTACTTCGTCTGAATCGAAGTCTTGGAGCATCTGCTTTTTCTCTCTAGCTTGATCCAGGCTTTTTATTTCCGGCTGCACCGAGGCCCTGATTTTGCCTATACCAACGGTTGACGTCTCCTCCGTCCCGGCTCCTTTGTTTTTCCTCATGTAGGGAATAATATTTTCATTAGTAAACGGTTTTATCTTTCCCTTGCTGGCATTTTTAGAGGCCGCATCAAAATAAAGCTCTGGGGTAAAATACTTATCTTTTTCTTTCTCTACCCAGGAATTGAATAGATCGTAATTCTCGTCTCTTACCCTTCTTATATGCCTATCAGGGTCGATAGCTATATTGTTGTCAGCGGCAAATTTCTTTAATCCTGCCTCGCTATGAAAGATATCATCGAACAAACGAGAATCCTGAGACGGATTAGTCTGCTTCAACATCCTCTCCAAGTAGTTTGCCCCAACCTCAGCGTCCATTACTGAGTATTCTTCCTGGGATTCAAAAGGCTCGTAGTCCGCCCTAACCCTATCTGGCGCATCTTCCATCGGCATTCTGAAGGCGTCTGGAGCTCTGATTGTGTAAGCGTCTCCGCTATACATGGTGTTTGCCTTGTCCGCTTCTGGGGCAAACCTATCAGGACGACCAATAAGAGTTATTTCTCCGAAATTCTCAAAAGGAATATCTTCCCTGGTTACTGCTACGGACGGGGCAGGAAGGCCCCCAAGAGCGTTGTATCTTTCAAGCGCTTGAGGGGTAGTGTTGTGCATGAAGTAAAGATCGCGAGGAGCAGTCTCCTCCATGTTGTCTGTAAGTCCAGACAATGGAGACATCTCGTTTAATTTATCCTGATTCCATATTTCGTACTGGGTGCCGCCTTCCTGGCCTGGGTAATATGCGCCGTCATACCCCATATCCATGAGCTGGCTATTTGTGTATTTGTCAGTTTCTTCGTAGCTGGCGAGTTTGAGATTAGAGTCGTCTATCTGTCTTTTTACAACCGCGCCCTGGCCTGTTGCGGCCACTTCGCCAATGTTAGGGTTTTCGGTGAACCACGCCGATCCATCTGCTGTCTTGCCTAAATCGAAACCAAATTGATCTATAGCTCTTGCTGCTTCTGGCGATGTCCCGTGGTATATCTCGCGAAGAGTAGACCTTCCGGCTTTTGCTGCATCCGAAGCCACCTTGCCCACGCCAGGGATAACCCCCAGCAAGTTTATGCCGGTGCCGATAAGATCGCCTTGCCTATAGGACCTAGTAGCGTCATCCATTGCCAATGAGCCCCCCAGGTATGGGGCGAAGTCTGACACTGTTTCCAAGCCTTGAGCGGCTCCTAATAACCCTTGTCGGTATCCGCCACCCAATCCCGTGGCATCCACCGTGTCGCGCAAGAAGTTTGACAGATAGGAACGCACCGAGGGGTCGTTACGCATGGTCTGTGGGCGAGGCGCGAGCTGGGTTCTACCACTCAGGGAGTATCGCTTAGCCAGCTCCTGGTTGGCGAGTTGCTTTATCTCAGCTTCTGTTAGCAAGGTTCATTAACTCCGCTTCTGTCATGAATGGGATTCTGGCCTTGAGGGCCTGCTCTTCCATCATGTCTGACATCTTCTGCTGGTTGTCTAGCTCTTCGCCCATGGTCTTGGCGGCGGTGTTGTCTATCGTGGCACCGGCCTGTTGTGCCTTGATCTGTGCCTCCATGCGCTTGGTCTGCGCGTTGAATGCGTCGATCTGGTTGTCAGCCTGGTCACCGATGGTCTCGGTCTGTAGCTTCTGGGCCTCCAGTTGCAGTTTAACCTGCTCGTTCTGGAGCTTCTGCATCTCGATCTGTGAGCGCATCATCTCGGCCTCAGCCTTGATCTGCTCAGCCTGCGCCAGGACCATAGCGGGATCTGGGGCCTGTTGACCCTGTGCCGCTTGCTGGGCCTGCTGCATGGCCATCTGTTCCTCTTCGGTCATCTGATCCGGCGGGATGATTCCCTGCTGGAGCATCATGGCGCGCTTGCGGTTAGACAGTTGCTCGGCCGCTGGTGTGGCGATGTTATCCAACAGGATGTCACCGCCCATCTGGATGATAGAAGGATCGACCTTGGCAATCTCAATGATCGCCTCGATGGTCTCCTGCTGACGGTTGCGGAAGCTGGGCCCTGCCCGGCAGATCACGTCATACTTGCCCGCTGATAAATCATTGACCGTGACGAACTCCTGAGTCTGCTGGTCGAATACCTGAGCGTTGATCTCGGCCATGCTGTACTCTTGGTCCTCCTTGAGCACACGGACCGTTCTCTCAGTGTCGTAGACCTTGGGTATGGCATTAACCAAAAGCTCACCAGTGCGCGCTATGGCGATCTGGAGGGCTTTGTTGTACTTGATTGTAGCCGTGTCGCCCTTGTTCTGTAGGGAGTTGATAGCCACGCCAGACTGTAGGCCAGGGTTATCCCCCATGTTAGCCGCGAACATGCCCGCAGCGTAGCCGATCATTCCCCTCATGGCCTCGGTGATAGTCCTGAGCCCTGGGTTAACTAATGCGCCACCCTGCTGCTGCGGAGCGCCTGGGTTCTCTGGGTCCACGTTGAAGAACTGCACCGGGTCAGAGTTGGTGTTCAGTGTAGAGAGTTGATCCTCGTGACCTGCCGCCTGGGCCATGGTCATCCAATACTTCGCACGTGGGGCTAGTGCGCCCTCCTCGATCTCGCGTGACATTGAGTAGTTCAGTACACGTTGCGGGTCAATCAGCTTATCTACCACGCCGGCGTAGAGTGTCTTAGACTCAAAGACCTTGAAGTTAGCGTACACAGGGACCACGGGGATCGTAGAGAACACAGTGTCCTTCTTGTCCTCGAGCCAGCCCTTCGCATCAAAGAACCTAGAGCAGACCTTCTTGTCCATGCGCTTACGGCGGCGGACCTCTTCCACACCGATGGCTGCCAGCTCGTCTTTGATCTTGTCGTACTCTTCGGCCTCATAGACGTGGCCGTTGTTGATCATGACCAGCTCGCGCTCTTCCTCTTCGATGTAGAGGTATTCACCCACCAAGATGACCTCGGCCTTGTCAAAGTAGGCATCACCGTCACGGTCGTCTGAGACAGACTCACGGCCGCCCTCGGGCCAACGACGGTCATACTCGCTCACCTCTACTGGGTGAAGCACGAAGCAATACTTCGCATCTGACTTGTCCTGAAGCTCTGCTGAGGGGTCGAACCATACCCGGTCGATGAAGTTAGCGATCTTCTCAATCACCAGGTCCTGATCGAATGAGTCGTCGTCAATATACTTCTGGCTCACCCTCCAGCCGTCATAGCCGGTTGTGACCATGCCTCGGGCTGCTTGGTTGTACGTAACCTTGGCGTCAGAGATGTTCTCGATGTTACGAATCATCCCATCGAACGTGTTAGCCACGTCCTTGGTTGCTGATCCACCGGCGGGGTTTACGCGGATGTCGAAGTCGGCCTGCTCTAGCTCACCGGCCACCTGGTCAATGATGGGCGTGACCATGTCGAAAGTGTAGCGGGGCTTTGAGGTGTTACTGGACCACCAGTAGGGCTCCCACTGGCCATCACGCTTGGTGACGAACAGGAAGGACTCACGAGCGTTCTCACGCATGTCGTGGTCTGCGTCCTGGGCTTTCTGTAAGAGCTCTAGGGTCTTTTGGTGACCGTCTGTGCCCTCGTCATCCTCTCGGTATTCTTTACCGTCGTAATCGGCCATTACTTGCCCCATCCACTAAAATTGATTTGCACTGTTTTCTTCGCCGTATCTTTAGGACTAAACATAGACATCATGACTGCGTCCGCCATGTTCGGGCTCTCGATCTGGTAAGGCTTCTTCTTCATGTCCACCTTGCTTAGGACCTGGAGCTTGCCGTTGTTACTACGCTTCTGCGGGATCCTGGTGATCTCTGAACGTAGCTGGTCCAGGTACTCAATGTTTGATGAGATGCTGATGAGCTCCTCGGGGTCGATGTACTCACCCTTGGTCACCGCTCGCCAGGTAGCCTCGAACCTATCCCTCAGCTTCCAATAGTATTGGGCCCGACGATTCAAGAACGTGTCCTTGTTGGTCCGACCCTTATCACCGCCATAGTATAGCATAGGGTCCTCTGCGCCCTCTGAGCCCCTGAACATCTCATACTCGACCTTGGTGCCATCCAGTGCCTGCATGACCTGCCTGCGTAGCCCCAGGCCTATGCCGTCACCATCCCACACGAACCAGTCGGCGTTGTCTTTCCTGGCTAGATCTATGGCCCAGTCCATGCCCTCGTTGGTGTCGCCGGTGAGCATCTCCCTTACATCCAGGATGACACTGCCCTGGCGCTTGGCGTATCCCTTGGCGTCTGGGCCTAGGTCTGAGGGGTCGTGCGAGCAGATGATAGGGCCCTCTGGCTTGAACCCGAGCTTTATGTGGGCGTCGATGGCGGCCTCGAAATGCTCCACAGAGACCAAAGCGTCGTTTACGCTATCGTAATAATCACCTGCCCACACATGGCGGAACATGGCTGCTGAGGTGTTCTCCCGGTCGTACTCCATCTCCTGGCGCAGGACCTCGGGAAAGAATGGGTTGTCGTCCCAGTTAACCCTCACGATGAGGTGCAGGTCATCCTCGTAGATGCCGTTCTTGTTGAGCTCGTGCTCAAAGGGTAGGAGGAATCGTTTGGAGAATGGGTCGTTGCGTGACCTAGGGTTGGCTGTAAGCCAGAGCTGCGAGCCCTCCTCTCGAAGGGTGGGCGTGATTACCCGTAGGCTCTCCTCGCTGATGGTCTGGGCTTCCTCGATCCAAAACCGGTTGAACCCGGACATCGACTTGACCGACTCAGTGTTCCTGGCTAGACCACGGAACTTAAAGGCCGGCTCACCGTTGAAGAGTATCTGGTTGTTCTGCACCTCGTACCCGGATAGCTGCATGCTCTCTATCTGCTGCTTCAGTAGAGAGTGTACCGAGTCGTCGATGCTGTTCATGAACTCGCGGTAGCAGGCTGTCTTGATGCCCTGGGTCTGAGCGGCCATGAGGCATAGCGCTGCGACTGAGTAGCTCTTGGCTGAGCCTCGGCCACCGTAAAGCACGTTGAAGCGCTTGGGACGCTCCAGGAAGGGCAGTAACTTGTCGGGTAGCTGGAGGCTCGGCACTAAGAGTTTAATCCCATATGTCGGACATCACGTCTTCGACCATCCGTGGGTTATAAGGCTCCTCGGACCATACTTTATAGCATTTCTTGATCATGTCATGAGCCAGAGGCACTTGCTCCTCTAATTCCTCCAAGAAATAGTATAGCTCTAGCAGGTGATAAAACACCTCGTACTGAGGGCTTTCGCGGTCAGACTCTTGGGGCCATGAGGGGTTTTTGTGTTTTAGCTGCCGCATCGCCTCAAACATCTGCGCCATGTTTCGCTTAAGGTGATCAGGCGCTCCTGAGTTGTGATACTTGTTAACCGCCTCTCCGAATGTTGTTGCTGGGTAGTCCATATCTAACATATCTATTCTCCAGTTAAAGTTAAGGTGCGTAATCCGCTAACCAAACATCCCCACCCATTCGGTTCAGTTGGGATCGCCTATCACGGCTAACCGTCTCGTGGCTTACTCGGTGCGCTCACAAAGCACGGAATTCAAGGGAATGATCAACCCTGTGTTTTGATGCTCTGCGCGTACTGTGGCTGTTTTCGGGGAACTTATAACCTCGCCCACCGGCCACTGGGGCGTCACACCACAAGACCTACTTGCGTTTCTTACTCTTTCCTGCCTTGCTGTAGGCTATCGCTGCTGCCTGGTCCGACGGCCGGCCCGCTGCAATCTCCCGCATTATGTTCCGGCTGATCACTTCCTTGCTCTTTCCCTTTTCTAGCGGCATTGCCGAAGATCCTCTCGTAGTTGTCCTGATACTTGCTCACGCTGTACTTGCGGGGCCTGGAGCCCTTGCCGCCTTCCCAAGGTCCTGTGCTCATGGCTTCACCACCTCTACGGTCCACTTAAGATCCTCGCCATCCGCCCCGGTGATCTCTGTCTTGGTCTTCTCCGACCACCCCGCTTGGTGAGAGAGGAAGAACTTAGCCGCCTGCACGTCACCCTCCTGGGCCTTTATGACCAGGTTGTTAGCGACATCCATGATAGCCAGAGCCTTACCCCTGTTGTA